GTAACATGTCACCGACCATTCTTACTTTATTATCGCCTTCTACATATTGGTAGCTATCGATTTTGTTCTTTTGGGCTTCGCCCTTGGCTTGATTAAAACTTATTGCCATTTCATTTCTCCTTTATTGATTTCTTCAAACTTGAAGTGAATTCTATCCCCTTCTAGCCAAAGTAATCTGTTGCTTTCTATTATGTCTTCTCTACCGAAGTATAAGAAGTCTAGAGTGGTATCTTTCGTTTTTTGATATTCGTAATAGTTGCGTAGTGACGCGATACCTGCGTACTGTGCAATCTCGCTATCAGAATATCTCCTTCTTTGAATAAACAAAGGCTCAGGGTTCACAAGGAAACTATCCCCATGAAAACTCTTTTGCCAAAACTTGAATATTCTATCGTGCCTATTAACTGGAGGCAGTTTGTATGTTAAGATATGCAAGATCGTCATAATATCTTTGACGTTTCCATTGCTTTCTTTTTTTATCTTTTTCCAATCATAGAGTAACATTATATCAAAAATCTAACCTTTTGTCAAGAACTATTTTTCAGTCCTATAGATAGGAAACTTCGTATCCTTGTTTCATGTAATATCCCATTCTCGCACCTGCCTGCTTTCTAGCAGTACGACCTTCAAGGTGTATATCCACAATAACTGGTTGAGGTTTTCCTTCGTTTAATCTTATAACTCTACCAACTAACTGTGTTAGTAGAGGCTCGTTGTTTATCGGTGTTCCTAAAATTAGACAGCTAAGACAATCTACTGAAATACCTTCCGAAAATATACTTTGTGTTCCAAATAGTATATCTTTTGTAGTAAATATTTCTTTAATCATATCTCCTCTCTCTTCATGAGGAACGTCTCCTGTAACGCAAATTGCGTTATCTCCTACTAGTGCTGAACTTCTTTTAAGAAAGTCAACTCTGTCACTTACTACAAGAACTTTGTGTCCTTTTGCAGCATAACCTGCAGCTAGTACTGCACATATGTTTTGGTACTCCCAATCATACGCTAATTCGTTGATTCGAGTTGCCCAAGCAATATTCGCTCCATCCATGAAACGAATACCACTTCTCACTACTTCAACACGTGGAGTCATATAGTTTTCCTTTGGTGGTTTATATACTGTATTTGAGAAGTAATCTCGAAATACCACATGTCTTCCATCCTTACGTTGCATTGTCCCTGTCAGTCCGATTTTGTGTCGAGCCCTGCTTGAGTCAATAATTCGTGTAAAAGTTGGACTGCTTACATGGTGCATTTCATCGAGAATAATAGTACCGAACTCTTTTGCGATTTTGTCTTGATTTCGGTACAAAGTTTGCACGTTGCCAATGACAATATCCTTATCGATTTCAAATCTTCCCGAACCTATCACACCCGCCGCAACCCCGAAGACTTTCTTACACTCTTTTTCCCACTGCGACCTTAGCGCTATAGTATGTGTAACTATAAGTGTTTTCTGTTTTAGTTTATTTGCGATAGCTAAAGCTGTAAATGTCTTTCCCCAACTGACCCAAGCGTTAATTATAGCACTGCCTTGAATGTCGTCATATACCGACTGCTGAGATTGTCGTAAAGTAAACTTAAAGTCAAAACCTTTGATTGGTTTATCAACTCGCTTATCAATTATCTCGTAATCGTTTGGTATCAAATCCGTTCTTCCAATAGGTAGGGTTACTAAACCTGCTCGGATTATGCCCATATTCTTTATAATGATAGGCGGATCTGTTGGACGTCTTGGGGGTATACTATAAGTAAGTTCTTCATCAAGCTTTGCTTGATAATCCTGCGTTACTTCTATGAATATCCTATTGCTCAGTACTGCTTTCATTGAACTCGTCTTCTGTTATACAATGTTCAATACCGTGATAAGTATAATAGCATTTTAACTTTACAACTTCTGTATCTGTATTTACATCCCAGTGTCTAACTACATTTGCTATAATAAAGCAACATGTAATAATGTTAAGTAACACAATACAACTCCTAAACATAGCCACATAATCAGCTTCTCTATCGTGTCCAACTTTTTCTCCTAAACTTTTTGCCCATAATCTCCATATATTCATACTAAACTCCTTAATAATTCTATTAATTCTTCTATTGTTTGTTGATCCTGAGGATTATCAGTATCAATCTCTATTACTATTTTCATACTTTTCTCCAAGTATTTTTCTTTTTAATTTCTGAGAGTTCGTACAAGTAAGATGGTATATCTCTTATGTACAGTACTCCTGCGTATTTTTGTGTTGGCTCGGGAGGTCTTTTTAATTCAAAAGGGAAAGGTACATTCTCAACATATATTAGTGTTACTATATCTTTTTCTATTACTTTCGTTATCTTACTATAATATAACTTTGCTGTTGTACTCTTTTCGTACCGAAAGAATTGTCCACCTGAATCTACAAAAAACTTTCTTCTATGCTTTGATAAGTCCACAAAATTATCTATCATATGTCTTAAGTCATATAAATTTTTATGTGGTGTATTTAATCTACGCTGACCTATTGTGTAGCCAGAAACATTTGTATCATCTACAACTTGTCCCTCGCACCACAATATGCCATCTCGTTTTTCAACTTCGTCTGTGTGTATTACATAGACTGGAAACTCAACATCATTCAGATTCATACTTAGCCTTAAATTTTCCTAGTGAATAATCTTCATCAACGTCAAAATCGCAACCGATTGGACAACCTGGTATTGAGATACCTCTATCTTTTTCAATACAAGTTTTTACAATTTCCATATATTCATCAACATCTTCTTCTTTCACTTCTGCAAGAATTGAGTCATGAACAAGGGCAAAGATTCTCATATCTTCCGTCTTATTTCGTTTGATAATTTCATTGTGGGTATCTATAGCACCAAGAAGATTGACATCAGAAGCAATTGACTGTACTAGAAAATTGATTCCTGACCTCACTTCGTGAGAAGCAATTCCTTTGTCTGTAGAGAATACATTGGGGAGTCGTCTTTTTCTTCCGAAATGGCTGTAAATAAAACCATTATCTTGTATAAATTGTTTCTGATTGTCTAACCATTTCTTTAAACCGCTAAACTGCTCGAAGTAATCTTTAATTACTCCACTTGCTTCACTCATGCTAAAATATGTACCAGAGTCTTTTGTTACTTGTTCACTAATCTTCTTTGGTCCAGCTCCATACATAATACCAAAGGTAACAGCTTTTGCCATTTGTCTTTGTGTACTGTATAGCTCTGCAACTTCATCAACTTCACAAGGAAGATCAAATACTATCTTTGCAATATTGGAGTGAAAGTTTCCTCCAGACTTAAATACATTCATAAGATTCTTGTCATTTGCAAGTACGGCTGCACAATATACTTCTGCTGTTGTTAAGTCCATTGCAACTATCTTATTGCCTGGTGCAGCTTTAATACATCCTTTTACAATTGGATTGTCTCTCGGTATTTGTTGCATATTCATTTTACCACTACTTGATAGACGTCCAGATGTTGTTCCGTGAAGATTGAAACCTGTACGAAGTCTGCTATCTCTGTCAAGCTGTGGGTAAATTTTATCAAGATATGTACTTTTAATTTTAACTTTCTGTCTTATATCAAGTACTAATTGTGGTACTTCATGTTTCTCGGCTAATTCTTTTAGCACTTCCGCATCAGTACTATCCGCACCCGTGCCGGTCTTCTTACCTGTTGGTTCTAGTCCGATATAATCAAACAGCAAAGAACGAAGTTGCATTGTACTATTAGGGTTGAAGTCTTTTCCTGTAATCTCTTCAAATTTCTTTACTTCAGGATAAGTATATAATGCAGCAATAGCTTCATCAATCTGTTCCTGCATAAGTACAGAAGACTTTTCTAGTCTAGACCTATCAAAAGGTACACCGATATCTTGAATATCTGTTAGGAATCTACAACCTGGTATGAGTATATCTCTGTACACTCCATACAATCTTGCGTTAGTAAGTAAGGGCTTCTCAAACTTTTGAAAAAGAAGAAAAGTACATACTGCATCAAGAGCTGCATAGTCTTTCATGATGTCAAATGGAATCATATCCCAAGTAAATTGATTCTTGAGTATTCCATTTCTACGGCAGTATTCTGCCATCCAATCATACATTGGTTTCTCATAATCTCCATAAGGAGTGTATTTGAGAGATAATTGTTTTAGGCCGTGAGTGCCTGGATTTTCGTCTAACATGTAGTGTAGTAACATAGTATCTTCAAATCTTGGAAACTTAAAGTTAAAGTGATACTCAAAGAACGCCAAGTCAAACTTAGCATTATGGAATACAACTCGTTTCTTATTAAATAGTTTCTGTAATAGTTCTTCTACTTCATCATCTACACACTCTGTATCAATGTAAGCGCCGTGATCTGGTTCATATGAAATACTCATACCAAGCATATGCCCATCTCTTGGGTATAGTCCTGTTGTCTCAGAGTCAAGTGCTATAAAATCATAAGGAGCTTCTAGAGCCTTGTTTAAAAACTTTATGAACTCCTGTGTGTCTGTTATGCCATATGCTTTATCAGAACCAAGTTTCATAACTTTTAGTTCTCCTTTTACATATTTTGTTATATTAGTTACTGAATCTTCCCATGTCTTTTTAGCTTCTGGTTTGAAAGCTAACATAGCAGGGTTAATTACAGGTAGAAATTTATCATCGATAACTCTACCACTATATTCTGTTACTGAGCTTTGTTTAGTATAATACTTTAAACACTCAGAACCTATAAGTATTACCCAATCATAATCATCAACATTTATGTCGATATCACAATCTCTTTTTAATACTTTCTTTATTGTTGGATCAGAACACAGTTGAAATTGGTCAAAATCAAACTGGTTCTCAAACAATCTTACATAGTCATTACGACTAGGTTTACTTTCTATTAATGCTATCTTAGCCATATAATTGTTCCTTTAATTGTTTTACTTTATTCTTTGTTAATGCCCCCGCATCTCCTAATTCTCTTGGTAGTGTAATATTTTTGTGTAGTAGTTCTGCTACTTCACACATTTCAATCACTCGGCGTGCAGCATCTTGACCTGCATCATCAGGGTCAAATAGTAAATCTATGCCCGATACTCCACTCATTTTTAATAATTTTAATTTTTCTACATCTATGTTTCTTGTACCAAAACAACAAACACTATTTTCTAGCCCTTTGTCATGTAGATTAAGCACATCAAATATGCCTTCTACTAATACTATTCTACCCTTTATCGGGCGGACTCGAGCAGGAAATAAAGGTAGCACTGCTTTTGGGGGATGTATGATATATTTTACTATATCTGTAGGGGATTGACTCCTACAATTAAATGCTACTATTTTTCCTGTCAAGTCTCTAATCGGGAAGGAGAGTCTACCTGTAAACGGTTTGTCTGGATGCACAAAGCAGTCAAACTTTTTATATGTTTCAGGGGATATTTCTCTCCAATTGCCTACATACGGCATAAAATCACTTGGCATCTTTAAGCCTATAGAAGATGATCGGACTTCTTCTATCTTTCTTCTAACCTTTTCTCTACGGATATCTAGAGGATTAGAAGGTGCATCGAAATGAACGAATATATTACCCTTAAAACCACAAGAGAAACAATTGTATACTCCTGTTATTCTATCTATTCTCATACTAGGATTTCCATCATCATGTTCAGGATTTAAGCACGAGACTATAGCATCCGCTGGGGATAATTTATAGGTTATCTTTCGTTCTTGTAATAGTTCTTCAACTGTCATTTTGTTTTCTTCCGCAATAAATACACGAACTCCCTATAGCTGTATATACTAATCGTTTTTTAACTTCGCATATATGCGTCCAGAATGTATTATATAATTTTTTCATAATATTCCATCAACTCTTCTAAAGTAACAAATACTTTTATTACTTTTACCTTTTTCATCCCTAACTCTTTAGCTACATCATATCTATGATGTCCATTTACTATATAGTTATCTTTATCTACTATAATAGGTCTAACTACTATCTTTCTATACATACTTCGAGCTTTGTCATGTAACTCAGGTACTCTTTCAGATTGAGAAGGTTTTATTCTCCTAACTAACATATTCATCTTTTTATAAGGATGTGGGGCTTCTTTGAGATTAGCTTTTCTTATTTGAGGTAACTGCTCTCTACGATAATTTTTCGTCATCTTGATACTTGAGCCTCATCTCTTCTTCAAATATCTCTCTAAATTCCTCTAGTGTTGGCACTACCACTACACTTTGTTTATACATTGGTCGTATATACTCAATATAAGCATGTTGTAGTTGTGCTTCTGTATATAGTATCATAAGTCGTCTACCTCTTCTCCTGTTTTCATACTGTTTGATATTTCCTCTTTATCTTTAGGATTGATTTGTGATTGAGGTCCGATTTTAAGTGTTTCCCAATCAATAACACTACTAAAACTTTTCATAACATTACTACGCATCTTAGTGCAATTGAATGTCATGCAGTTATCTTCTTGTTCCCATGTCTCTAAAGAGTAAGCTGCATCTGCTGCATCAAGTATACCTTTTGCAAACCTTGCCTCTCCACTTGCATCAGTCTGATAGGGAGCAAAGAACATAGTCTCATACTCCTGTGCGTATAACTTCATTTTCTTACTTACTTCTATTTGTTCTGTCCAATCGTATTGACCAGATCGACTTGGTGCATTGTGACGCTTAACTTGGTTCAAGTAATCAACTATTACAACTCCGATATCAAGTTGGTTAACTTTCTTATCCAGCTCTGACTGTATCTTGGAGAGAGTTAGTGCAGGGTCATAGATTACATCTATTTGCCTGTCTTTGTGAAGCTGTAGTTTTGTTAGTTGGGAATGAAAGGAATCAAAGTCACGAGTTTTCTCGAACTCTGATAACAATTCATGTCCACCATCAAATCTACCAGCCCACCAGCCAGCTACTGAGTTCCACTCGTCAGTTGATAGCATTTTGCTACGCAACCTCTTTAATGGAACACGAGTTGCAACTGAGCATATTCTTTGTAGTATAGAACGACTATCCATCTCAATAGTGAAATAAATAGCAGAACGACCACTTTCATATACGTTAGCTGCAATATTACAACAGGTAACTGATTTACCTGAACCACGTCTGCCTCCCACAAGCACCAAATCTTTGGGAGAGAACTGAATTTC